GGGTGGATTTATACCAAAGGTGTAAAAAAATTGCAGGAAACTAAGGAAAAGAAACAAAATGTTAGCAATGAATTAATTAATGAATATTCAAAAACATTTAAAATAGATAGAAAAAGTATAGTAGAATCATTGGAATTCTTTCCAGATGAAACATTGAAAGAATTGAAGGCATTTGAAAAAATATATAAAGAAAAATAGAAATTTTACTCTAAAAATGATTATATTTATATAAATGAAAGAGCCAAGAGTTAAAGAAATATTGAGGGCCTATGAAAAAAGAAATATAGAAGGTGTAAAAACTTATTTTAAGCAGTCAGATATGGTAATAGACCCTAGCACATGGGCAGGTAAATTAAATGAAACTTTAGAAAATAAACAATATGAAACTGCAAAGGAAATAATTGAATTAACTATATATAAATTTATTAAATTATAAAATTATGTCAACACAAGAATTAGCGCAGATGGAAGAAATGGAAAATAATACAATTAAGGATATTTCCATTGAAGAGATTATTCCCAATTCAATAGATGGTGTAGTAGTAAATGTAATAGAGGGGCATCATACAATATTTTTACCCATGAATATGTCAGGCATACATTTTAAAGCCTGGAATCGAGGAAAAGGAGGAGTTTTTTCTAGGGATGTTTTGGATTATTCACTAAATAGAAAACCTGCAAAATATGTGTTAATTACCGGAAAATTAAGTTGCATAGCAAGATTAATTGCAGAGGAAGAAGAACTATCATTTAAAACTCTTAAGCTTGTTGATGGAAAAATTAAAGATTCTTCTTTTATGATTTTAAGAAATCTTAATGAAGGAGAAAAATTAACAAGTGTACAAACATATACGGACGATAAGCCTGATTTTGGAGAGGTTATTATTGTCTCCAATGATAATAAAATTCCCCAAGATGAAGAATTAGAATATCGAGGGGGTAGCATATCACTCTTTTCCGAGTGATTAAACTAAACTTAAAAATGAAAATTATGGATGAACATGATAAAAAAAACTTTAAGAAATTTTTAAAATCCTCATTAAATTCTATAAAAGGATTTTTTTTAGCATTGCTATTAATGCTTTTTCTTTCTGAGTCTACTGGTGTAGTCCAAAGAAATGAAAATAAAAAAGAAAATAAAGTTTCTATGGTTATCACAAAGCCAATTATTGAAACAAAGATAAAAAAAGAAGATGGAAAAATATTATTTTGTGGGCAAAAGGTAAAAAAGGAAGATATTTCTTTTTTATTGGATTTTATAGCCTCCACAGAATCTCAAGGACATATATTTAGACCAAAGGATGAAAAAATAAGGCAAAATGCCTGGAAACAAGTATCAAAAAGAAGTACTGCAATTGGAAAATGGCAGTTTTTGAAGTCTACAAGAGAAAGTATTGCTAAAGAGCTAAATGAACCTGTACCAACTAAAAAACAATTTTTAGCTGATACAACTATGCAAATAAGATTCATGGTAAGGTATTTAGAAGATTTAAATCAAGATTTTTGTGATTCTATTAGAATTTATGAAAAAAATAAAAAACATGAATTAGTTCTAAAGAAAACTTTGCCCTCTGCATATGAAATGTTTTGTGGTAAAGTTATAAATGGTTACTATATTTCTAAAACAGGTATGATTTGCATGGGACATGGTATCGGTTCCGATGGAACTATAAAATGGCTTATGCAGGGATGTGACCCTGATAAACTTCCTAGAGGTGTTGCCATAGCAGATAGGAGATTAACCATAAAAGATATATTTAAGGACTAATCGCTTAAATATATAAATTAAAAAAAGTATGAAAGCCAAATTAGTTAAGGAATCTCTTAAGCCTCTTAATGAATCTCCAGAAGAAAAAGATATAAAAAGAATAGAAGATATTTTTAAAAGAGGCAAAGGCAGTGATGAGAAAGTATTACAACTTTCTCGTACAATGGCAAAATCAATTAATAATCCTGAAAAAGCCTTACGTAGAGCAGAGGCAGCTTGGCAACTTTTAGGTAAAAAAAATAATCCCATCGCAGATTATTTTTTGGAACGCTACAAAGAACTTACAGGACATGAAGCTTCGGAAGAAACTGAAGTTTCCAAAGAAACTTCTTCTTTTAAACCTGAAGATCATATTATTCCCAAGGAAAATCCAAAAGTTAATTATAGTGAATTGGAAAGAGGCTACAGAGGAAGAGTTGCAGGAGCAAATAGTGGTGTTATATTTCTTCCAACCTATTCATCCATAGCCCTATGGGAATGGGAAATTACCGGGCAATTATCTGATGGTGCTTGGGAAAATTCTAAACCAGATGACCATTGGATTTATTGGTCAAATTTGGTTCCAAGATTTGGAAAACCAGAAGTTCAATCAACGGGCTATCCTAGAAAAACAGGTTATAATTTAGCGGGTTTAATTGAATATGTAGGTGATAGAATGCTTATGTTGGGTAAATTTGGAAAAGCAGTGGGGCCAGATATTTTTAAAATGGGTTCTGAGGTAAGATATACAGTGGAAAATTTTCCTAAAGATGGCCCATTTGATATAGAAGAATTTCTTGTAAATCAACAAAGAATTCATTCTTGGATGGATAAAGAATATTACTGGAAAGGTTTGGAACAAAAACATGTGGATGCATTTTATAAAACTAAATATGATATGAGGGATTTGAGAAGAGATTTGGCCTATATTAAGCAAGCAATGCATTCAGCAAAAAGATAATAAAAATGGATACATCAAAATTTAAATTTAACCTTAAACGTTCTCCAATAAATGCAAAGGATGTAATGTTGGAAAACATTTATCCTCAGGAAGTTTCATTACCTTCTGAGTGGGATATGAGGCCTCAACTTAGACCAGTTAGAGACCAGGGAACCCAAGGAACTTGCGCTGCTCAAACTGCAGCAGAAATGAAAGAATGGGAAGAAAATGTGGATCTTCAATTTAAGGATTATATGTCTCCACAGTTTATATATAATTTAAGACCTAATGTTGGAGATGAAGGGATGAATCCCCGTGATACACTAGATATATTACTTAACATAGGTATTGTTCCAGAAAAAGATTATCCCTATAACACTTTTACTCCCATTTCAAATGATTTAAAAAGTAAAGCAGCAAATTATAAAATTCAAGGCTATGCTCAAATAAATACCATAGATTCTTTGAAAAAGGCATTATTTGCCAATGGACCTTGTTTTATAGCATTTCCTGTTTATAATCCTGAACAAATGGAATTCTGGAAACCTGCTTTTGCAGGTCAACAAATGTTGGGTGGTCATGCAGTTTCTGTAGTTGGCTATCTTAAGAATAATACATTTATCATAAGAAACCATTGGAGCGCAGAATGGGGAGATAAAGGTTACACATATTTTCCATTTACAGAGTGGGGATTTCAATGGGAAGTTTGGACAGCTATAGACGCGATGTCAAATCATGAAACATTAGTTAAAAAGATAAAAAAAACATAATGAAATTGGTTAGAGAACATAAAAAACAAATATAAGAATGGGACAAGAACAATTTTTTCAATCTTTTTTTATTCCCAATGGAATGCAGCAACAGCCTCAGCCATTGCAGCAATACATTGTTGAAAATGAAATGATAATGGAAATTGCCAACAATTGGGAATTTGCCTATGAGCTAATGGTAAAATATAAAGAAGGTAGTTTACAGCAAGTTATAGTATTGGAAAAATCCTGGCTTGATTTTTTATTGGGTAAAAATATAGATATAACATTATTTAAAAATGAAGAAGAATTTATTTCAGCCAACTGGAAACTTTCTTCTTAAACTAAAATAATGAGTTTTAAATGAAAACTTTAGTTCCGATTAAAAAAATTTTACGTGCAATTAATTCCTGCCAAAGTATTCCTCAACTTGAAAATTACAGAAAAGTTATGAATGATTATATTAAAATGGCAAAGAAAAATAATATAGCCAACGTAGATGAATTAAATGATAGGTTGGAAGAGGAATTTTTGCAACGCCAAGAAATTTTATATCTTTCTGATACCTTATTATGAAATTAGTTAGAGAACATATAAATGAAGCAAATTTTAAAGACATTCTAAAGCCTGTGTCTAAAGAAGAAGTTTTAGATAGCATAGCTCATATGTCTCAAGAAGAAAAAAATAAAAGATTAAAATCTGCAGTTAAAGTAGGTGATGCAGAAGTTGTAAAGTTATTGATTAAAAGTGATGCAAATGATTTAGAATCAGCTTTAATACACGCTATAATATGGGATAGAAATGATATCGTTAAAATATTACTAGAGGCTGGAGTAGATTTAAATAAGGATACGGAGCTAAAGAATATAAGTTTTTTAGAACTTGCTAAAACTTACCCTCCTAATCTCTATATAATAGAACTATTAAAAAAATACGGAGCTAAAGAATAAAAAGAGAAAAAAAATTAAAAAATATTTAAAAATTGTTTTTTTATTTAAGAAATAATTGTTATTTTTATAAAACTTTTTACAATAAGTATATATAACACCAAAAAATAGGATAATAAATATTTAAATTAATACTTAGATGATATTAAACCATACATATTATTTGTTTTCACAGCTCCCACAACTATGTGAGCAATTACCCGTGTATTTTGAAAATTACAATGGAGGTAACCAAGGTATGGCGTAATATCATTTAATATATACTCCTTTCTTAGAAACCCTCCGAAATTAATATGGAGGGTTTCGCGTTAAAAAGGAAATAAATGCCTCTGTGGTCGAATGGATAGGCATATGCCTGCAAAGCATAATTACAAGGGTTCGAATCCCTTCGGAGGCTCAAAGTTCTTTGAATTAAAAATATGGGGGACAAGTTTTTTAAAAAAATTCCCAACACGATTTTCTTGGCTTGTCCACAGTGAAGTATTTGGGATACTTCGGTAAAACGCTAAATTGAAATTTTAGAGTATATAGGTTCAAATCCTATGGTCCCCCACCATTGTTTCATGGTGTAATGGTAACATACCTCTCTCTGAAAGAGAAGTTATAGGTTCAAGTCCTATTGGAACAACAAAATTGCTCTATGGCGTAATTGGTTAGCGCAGAAGTTTTTGAAACTTAAGGTTGGGGGTTCGAGTCCCTCTAGGGCAACAAGCTTGATAGCATTATAGATGCGTAACGGATTCAAATCACGTATCAAGTTTTATGTGGTAGTGGTGTAATTGGTTGGTCACGAAGGTCTGAAAAACCTTAGGTATTGTTTCGATACAATCTACCACACTTAAGGTCTTTGACATGTTGAAATTATCGGGTAGTTCCTGCAGATGGCTATACGGACCTGGTTTGGAGCCAGGCGTTCGGAGGTTCGAATCCTCCCTGCCCGACTAAATGCTCTATTGGATAATACAAATTGGCACAGTTATCTGCTTTAGAAGCAGTTCCTTTAAGGGTTCGACTCCCTTATAGAGCACAATAAAGATTAGTGCCTTATTATCCATTTTTAGCATGAATATATAAAATAAAAATATGTATAAATGTAATTGTGGAAAACAATTTGAAAAACAACGTTCTTTGAATAGTCATGCAAGATTTTGTAATTTATATGTTAAGAAAAAATCTATTTCTAGTTATAAATTAGAAGAAAATTTATATCAATGTGAATGTGGAAAACAATTTCATAATTCTCAAGGATTAAATGGACATTTATCTTTTTGTTTAATACATAGAAATGGAATTAAATATGAAAAAAGAGGAAAAGGAAATGCATCATATTTTGAAGGCAAAAGAGGATGGAGTAAAGGATTGACAAAGGATACAGATAAAAGAGTAGAAAAAAATAGAGAAATATATGTTAATAATATTAAAAATGGAAAAACAAAACCAAGTTTTTTAGGAAAACATCATTCAGAAGAAACTAAAAATAAATTATCATTAGCGCAAATAAAATATTTAGAAAATACCCCTCACGTTAAATGGTATATAGTAAATAATGGAAAACGAGATATAAAAGTTCAAGGAAAATGGGAAAAAAATGTAGCCGAATGGTTAAATGAAAAACATATAAAATGGGATAGAATAACTCTAAAATATAGTAAAACTCATAGATATACTCCAGATTTTTATTTAGTTGATTTAAATGAATATTTAGAAGTAAAAGGCTGGTTAAGAGAAATAGATAAAATTAAAATGAGAAGTGTTATATTTGAACATAAAATAAAAATAAAAATAATATATCAAAAAGAATATAGACATTTAAAAGATATTGATATAAGTTCTTTAAAATATTTTGAATAAAAAATGCCGATGATCCAGGGAGAAGCCGGGTCTGTAAAACCCTTGCTCGTTAATGGTTCGAGATCCATCCGTCGGCACAATGCCCCCGTGAATTAGACAAATTGGCACAGTCGACGGTCTTAAACACCGATTTTTTGAGGGTTCGAATCCCTTCAGGGGTACTTAAAATGGCGGGTTCGTCTAACAGGTTAGGACACCACCCTTTCAAGGTGAAAATACGGATTCGAGTTCCGTACTCGCTACACTTGCCTCTGTGGATAATACAAATTGGCACAGTTATTAGTTTCAAAAACTAATCCTTTGAGGGTTCGAATCCCTTCGGGGGCACAAATGCCCGAATGGCGAAATGGCAGCCGCACTAGTTTAAGAGACTAGCATCCATTGGATTTAAGGGTTCAAGTCCCTTTTCGGGTACTACATTGGAATGATACCACGGGGGCTAACTGGAGCAGACTGTTTAGCAGACAAATTTTGCCATTACTCAAAATCTGCTGACATATGCATTCGGAGGTTCGAATCCTCCTCATTCCACACTACGGGGTATAGTTCAGTTGGCTAGAACGCTTGCATGGGGTGCAAGAGGTCGCAGATTCGAGTTCTGTTACCCCGACAATATCGAGATATAGCGTAGTTGGTAACGCGCCACATTTGGGATGTGGAGATCGTCGGTTCAAGTCCGGCTATCTCGACCATTAAAACTTATACATATTATGTGTATATAAAAATAGTCTATACATATTGTTTAGATTCAATTAAAATTAATTATTAAAATGAGTGAAAAATTAGAAGGAACTGTTAAATTTTTTAATGGTTCAAAGGGTTTCGGTTTTATTAAAGACAATAATTCTGCAAATGAATATTTTGTACATGTAACCGGTTGCATTGATAACATTAATGAAAATGACAATGTAGAATTTGAATTAACCCAAGGAAAAAAAGGATTGAATGCAATTAATGTAAAATTAATATAAGAATTCAATTTTAAAATTTAAAAGCCTGAAGATATTCGGGCTTTTTTATTTAAATAAATAAATTAAAAATGGACATAAAAGATATTAAAACTGGTGACGCTTTTCTTACAAGAGAATATAATGATTTTCTTAGTAAAGAAATTTGTTATGTAATGAAAAAATGGGGTAAGAAAAAAGGATATGATACATCTACAATTTTTTCACATGCCGGAACATTTATTTGGATTGCCGATGAGCTTTATGTTTATGGTAGTGTAGAATCAGGCTATAAACCCTGGTTATTTAGATTACATTATTCATTTGATGATCCAAATGAAGGTGTAGCTGTAATGAGAAGAAAAACACCTCTAACAGAAGCAGAAGAAAAGCAAATAACAAATTATTGCCAACATTTAACAACTATTTCAATTTCATATCAGTTTTGGAATTTTATCCAGTGGTTGGTTTTAGTTTATTTGGGCATAAATTTATTTAAAAAAGATTCACAAGATTTTACCTATTGCTATGAAAGCCAAATGTTGTGCAGAAAAAATTTAGATCCTGATAAATATGGAGAAACCTGGCAAACAGATATTTATATGTTATTAAATGATCCAAATTATGAAATAATCTATAAAAAACTATAAAATTATTTTTTTAGATTATATATTTTTATTATATTTGTACTACCAAAATCTAAATTATGAAAGAACTTGCTAGAGTAGTTGTAATGAGTCATCTTTCAGATATTCAAATTGAAATGAATATTCCTACGATGCGTGAAACCGCAAGTAATAGATTAAGTTTTGTTAAATATATTATCTTTAAGTTAAAAGGAAATTTGAATCAGGAAATTGATCCTGATGTAATGTTTGAAGAATATTTTAAAGATAAAAAAAATCATGGTAATTAATATGGCTCTATGGCGAAATAGGTAGTACGCGAAGGACTTAAAATTCTTTGGACAGTAATGTCCGTGTCGGTTCGATTCCGACTAGAGCTACCACAAAATGGCAGACCTTGATTAATTTAACGACGGTTAAACGAAAGAGAAGACACTGAAGTTAGGGTGACGCTTCACATAGTTACGATTATGGTCTATAACTGCAAGCACCCAGGCATTTTATTTTTAAAAAATGATTAAAATAAAAAAGATTACCTATTTGCAGTATGACAATTGTAATGATTGTCCGTTCTTAATGGGAGGCACAAAATATTCCCATGACACTTATTAAAGATGGAAAAGAATATCCCTATGTGGAAACAATTCAAATAAGAAAATGTTTGAAATGTGATAAAATACAAAAAGAAAATCTTAATTTTAAGCAAATGAAGAAGAATAACGAAAAACTAGTTGTAATTACTAGAAGAGATTTATCTCCTGGCCAACAGGCTATACAAGCAGCACATGCTGCCATCGAATTTC